AATATCAGCATAGCACCTTGAAAATTGAATATGAAACACTACGCTATGTTTTCTATTTCTTCCTCCATGAAAGGAATGATCCACATGGACGAAAATGTCGAAATATTTGAGGATAATCAGCAGACGGAAGAAGTCTACAAAATGATGTTTGCTGACTATCCCGATATAGTCGGTGCAGAGCAGATATGCGAAATGCTCGGTCTCGGATATAAAACAGTATGCAAGTTTGTGAGAGAGGGTAAGATACCTCGTATGCCCGACGGTCGCAAGATCAGAGTGGCAAAGATAGAGGTCATAAATTACGTTCTGCAACGCGCACAAAATACGCTGTGAAAATCCGGGCGATGCGCCGAAAATGGAGAATTGCGGTCGGTAGGTCTTGCATTATATGACGGAAAATGATATAATTATAAGGTCAACAGCAGACTTTCACCGCTTTCGATCTAAGGAGGAAATTATAATGAAAGCAAGTCTGCCTTATAAATATATCACCGCTGTAAAAAGCGGAAAACAGTATGTGGTCTTTGACTTCAAGGACAGCGAGGGTAAGCGTAAGCGCAAGTGGGTATCTACGGGACTTCCCGAAAAATGCACGAAGAAAGCACTCAGCGAGGCGGTTGAAAAGATCGTCACGGAATTTGAGGAAGAACGTGCTAAAAGCAAGGTCGCACTCGTCAACAGCGGAAACGCTGATGATAACAACGACAGCACTGTGAGCAATCAGGAACTTTCAGCTTTCTTTGCGGAGTGGCTGACGGCAATCAAGCCGAACGTTGCAAGAACGACTCTTCAATGCTACAAGCGTATAATGGAGCGTTTCTTGATATACCTGAACGAAAAGTACCCTGACATTACGCTTGACAGAATGACCTATGTTCCGATTCAGGCATTTCTCAACTACAAGATGGATCAGGGCTTAAAGGGGAGTTCAATCAAGCAGTATTATCTTGCTATACACTCCGCTTTTGCGTGGGCTGTAAAGATGGAACACATCGAGCAGCACCCTATGGATAAAATGGTAGTACCGAGAGCAGAACGTCATGAAGCTGTCTTTTATAATGAAGAAGAACTGAACGAACTGTTTGAGGTATTCAAGGGTCACAAGCTGGAACTTATCGTTCACATCGCAGCTTATTACGGTCTGCGCCGCTGTGAGATACTCGGATTGAAGTGGGACTCTATCGACTTCAAGAAAAAGACCATTTCTATCGAGCGCAAGGTCGTGAGCGATTACGATGAGAACGGTGATCCGAAACTCTATGTGGAAACTCGCCTTAAAACCAACTCCACAAGACGTACACTACCGCTTATCCCTCACATCGAGGAAATGCTTCTCAAAAAGCGTGAGCTTGACAAGCACTACAAGAAACTGGGCGGTAAGGAGTACAGCACGGAGTTTGACGGCTTTGTGTGCGTTGATCCATTCGGAAAGCTCATCAGCCCCAACAGGGTAACACACGACTTCCATTATGTTATCAAGAAACACGAAATGAAGATGCTCCGTTTCCATGACCTGCGCCACAGCTGTGCCAGCCTTTTGCTTGCCAACGACATTCCGATGAAAGCGATTCAGGAGTGGCTCGGCCATGCGACGTTCAATATCACGGCGAACCTTTACAGCCATTTGGAGTACAATGCAAAGGTTGCTTCTGCGGAAACTATCGCAAGAGTGCTTGGCGGTGACAAGAATGAAAAGCCTGCCGAAACGAATGCAGATGCAGAGACTGAACAGCCCACAGCACCTAACAGACGTAGCAGGAAAAAAAAGAACTGATCGGCTCAGGACAAGTCACAGCCCACAGCCGTATAATTATAGAATATAATGTGACAACACAGAGGACGAAATAGAGAATTTCAAAAAAGAGCGAATTTGGTAGAAAAGTTGGTAGAAATTTTCGGTAGAAGTCAATTATATGATTTTCGACTGAAACGCTGAAATCACCGAAATTACAGCGATTGTCAATAATGAAAAAACAATAATTTGTATAATTGACTTGAAAACTCCTTGTTTTTATGATATAATCAGCGAAAATGGAACATAGGATGAGCCTCACGGGTGACCGCGGGGCTTTTTTCATGCATGGAAAGGAGCGTCTATGGGATACAGAAAGGTCGGCGCTCTTGAGCAGTGCTGGTACATCCTGCGGGCAAAGCTGCGCCGTTTGTTCCGAAGACGGAGGTGAGAGGATGCCAAGGAGTCCAAGAAGAGCGTGCGCTTACCCCGGCTGTCCAAGGCTTGCCGAGGATGGCTGTCAGTACTGCGCACAGCACAGGAAAGCGGAGCGTGACTGCTACAACAAATATGAGCGCTCACCGGATGTAAACAGAAAGTACGGAAGAGCGTGGCAGAGGATAAGAAACCGCTACGCAGCGGCCCATCCCCTTTGTGAGATGTGTCTTAAGGAAGGAAAGCTGACACCTGTCGAGGAAGTTCATCACATAAAACCGATCTCGCAGGGCGGTGACCACAGAGAAAGCAATTTGATGTCTTTGTGTCAGTCCTGCCACACGAAACTGCACCATGAACTGGGCGACCGGTAGGGGGATGCAAATCTCCGGGAGCTTTATGGCGGGCAGCGGCCCGGGGTCTTGTGTGCATTTTTTCATATTCAAACGGGGGATTTACCCCTGCACGATAAAAGCGAGGTGATCACATGGCAAAGGACGGTACGAACAGAGGCGGACCCCGCCCCGGAACGGGACCGAAAAGGAAGGCGCTGAAGGAGAGGATAACGGACGGAACGGCAAAAAAGCACTTATCATGCCGACCGACCTGCCTGAACCGGCAGAACTTACCGGAGAGGACGTTCCTCCCGTCAAAGAATACTTGAGACAAAAGCAGAAGAACGGCAGCACGCTGTGTGCCGAGGAGATATTCCGGGAAACATGGATGTGGCTTAAGTCCAAGGGCTGTGAAACGTTAGTAAACAACCAGCTCCTTGAGCAGTATGCCATGAGCGTGGCGAGATGGATACAGTGTGAGGAGGCAATATCCGAGTTCGGATATCTGGCAAAGCATCCGACAACGGGTGCAGCCATTGCCTCTCCCTATGTTTCCATGAGCCGGGATTATAAAAAGCAGGTCAATGCCGACTGGTATCAGATATGGCAGATCGTGCGTGAAAACTGCTCGGTGGAATACGGCGGAGCGAATCCGCAGGATGACGTGATGGAGCGTCTGCTCCGTGCTAGAAGAGGAGGATAACAATGTTTGAAAAAGTAAACCCTGCACACCCAGATAAGGTGGCTGACCGTATATCCGGAGCGCTTGTCGACCTGGCATACACAAAAGAGAATGATCCGAAGATCGCCGTGGAGGTGCTCATCGGACATGGCATCTGTCATATCATTGCAGAGACTTCTGTTTCCTTTAAGCGGAAAGAGGTCGTTGAGATCGTAAAGCGCATAGCCGGTGATATTTCTGTAGACTATGCAGAAGTTCCGCAGGATGAGCACCTTTCGGATAATCAGTCTGATGGTGTGCGCTGCGGTGATAACGGGATTTTCAAAGGCGTTCCCGTAAATGACGAGCAAAGAGAACTGACAAGTATCGCTCGTGTTCTTTATGATGCGTATGCATCGGACGGTAAATATGTAAAGGATGGTGAGCGGCTTATTATCTGTCAGAGCAATGCAAAGACCGCTGACATTCAGGAGGCTTTTCCTACGGCTATAGTCAATCCTATCGGTGACTGGACGGGCGGTACGGAAGTTGACTCCGGGGCTACAAACAGAAAGCTTGGGTCTGATATGGCAGATTCCGTTACCGGTGGCGGGCTGCATGGCAAGGATCTCTCCAAAGCAGATGTGTCTGTAAATATCTACGCTTGGCTGAAAGCACAGGAAACCGGAAATACTGTAGAACTTTCCTGCGCCATCGGTGATGACATGGTGGACTCAAGACCCTATGCGGAGATCGTTGAGATCGCAAGGGAGTATATCAAAGGGCTGGGCGGATTTGAAAGGTTCGCAGAATGGGGGCTGATACAATGAAAACAACTACACAAATGCAGCTTGTCCCCATAACAAAACTTGTGCCGTATGTAAATAATGCACGTACACATTCCCCGGAGCAGATAACAAAGCTGCGGTCATCCCTTCGTGAGTTCGGCTTTATAAACCCGGTCATCATCGATAAGGACTACGGTGTCATCGCAGGGCACGGCAGACTTCTTGCTGCAAAGGAGGAAGGAATCACAGAGGTACCTTGCGTGTTCGCAGATCACCTTACCGAGGCTCAGAAGAAAGCATATATCATTGCAGACAACCGCATGGCGATGGATGCCGGCTGGGATGAAGAACTGCTGCGCGTAGAGATCGAGGGATTGCAGGCAGAGGCATTCGACCTTTCCCTTACCGGTTTTGATGAATCGGAGCTTGCCGATCTGTTTTCGGATGGCAGTGAAAAAGATATAAAGGATGACGGATTTGACCTAACGGAGGCGCTTGAAAAAGCGTCTTTTGTTTTGCGCGGAGATGTGTGGACGGTAGGTAAGCACAGACTGGTCTGCGGTGATGCGACAAATGCCGATGATGTGGCTCTGCTTATGAACGGAAAGAAGGCAAACCTAATTTTAACGGATCCGCCATACGGAGTGTCCTTCAAGAGTTCCGGCGGTCTTACCATTCAGAATGACAGCCTTAAGGATGAGGAGTTTTACAACTTCCTTCTTGCTGCATTCAAGAACATGGCTGACCATCTGGAAAAAGGCGGTGCGGCTTATGTATTCCATGCAGATACTGAAGGATTGAACTTCCGCCGCGCATTTATCGATGCCGGATTCCATCTTGCCGGCTGCTGCATCTGGGTCAAGGACTCGCTGGTGCTTGGACGGTCTGACTATCAGTGGCAGCACGAACCGGTGCTTTATGGATTTTTACAGAACGGAAAGCATCCATGGTACTCCGACCGCAAACAGACAACGGTGTGGAACTTTGCCAAACCAAAAAGAAATGAGAACCATCCCACATCTAAACCGCTTGACCTTCTGGGATATCCCATCGGAAACTCCACCCAGGAGAATTCCGTGGTGATCGATACCTTCGGCGGCAGCGGTTCCACAATGATGGCTTGTGAGCAGATGAACAGAGTCTGCCACACGATGGAACTCGATGAAAAATATGCATCTGTCATCCTCCGAAGAGCCGTGGAAAACGGAATCTCCCCGGAGGATGTTTTTGTAGAGCGGGGCGGTGAGAAGATAGCTTACTCCGACCTTGTGAAGGAGGTGGATCATACCGATGGCTGAAAGAATGACACTTGGTAGTCTTTTTGACGGCTCGGGAGGATTTCCTCTTGGCGGACTTATCTCCGGCATCATACCTTTGTGGGCATCGGAGATTGAGCCTTTTGCCGTCAGGGTCACTACTAAAAGAATGCCCTTTTTGAAACACTGCGGAGATGTATCTGCGCTCAAAGGTTCAGACCTTCCGCCCGTGGACATCATCACCTTCGGCAGCCCCTGTCAGGACATGAGCGTGGCGGGCAAGAGAGCCGGACTTGACGGAGAGCGCAGCGGTCTGTTTCATGAGGCAATAAGGATAGTAAAAGAAATGAGGGAGGCTACGAATGGAAAATATCCAAGATACCTTGTATGGGAAAACGTCCCCGGCGCTTTCTCCTCAAACGGCGGTGAGGACTTCAAGGCAGTCCTCGATGAGATCTGCCGCATCAAAGAAACCGAGGCTGATATTCCTCGATATGCGAAATGGCCTGACGCGGGATGTATCATGGCAGACGATCTCTCGGTCGCATGGAGGGTATTTGATGCTCAATACTGGGGAGTCCCCCAGCGCAGAAAACGTATCTACCTTGTCGCAGATCTTGCAGGCACAAGTGCCGGAAAAATACTCTTTGAGTCAGAAGGCCTGTCTCGGTATACTCCGCAGGGCTTCCGCTCGTGGGAAGGAACTGCCGGAACTGTTAAGGAAAGCGCTGGAAAGGCAGGCCTCGGTACAGACGGATACAACGGCACAATAGACGATGTTGCCGCCACGCTTGGTGTGAACTGCGGAATGTCTACCGGAAGAAACGGAGTCATGGTACTGAATGACCAGGGCGGCGACAGCATTGGTGTGTCCAGAAATGTAACGGGTACTCTCCGTGCGCAGGATCATGGTCATCCTCCGGTCATTGCGGATTCCGCTGTTTTTGAAAACCACAGTCAGGATACACGATATACCGGTCCCCTTGATGTCGCTCCGACTGTCATGTCTACCTACGGCACCGGTGGAAACAATCAGCCCTTTGTAGTGGAAACTCCTAAAATACTGAAGATACGCGCAGGATGTGAGGGCGGAGGCAAAGGGGCTCTTATCCAGGATGACAAGTCGGCAACGCTTGCCTGCAACAACGATCAGACCCTTTTCGTACCGGCGGCATTCGGTGTCTGCTCAAAAGACTCCAATGCCATGAAGTCGGATAACCCGAAGAGCGGTTTTTATGAGGCAACCACATCCCGTACCCTTGACGGCAACGGAGGAAATCCTTCCTGTAACCAAGGCGGACTTGCAGTTGTGGCATTTTCCGATAAGCATGCGGCTCTTTCTGCAAATGACGGACCCAAGGGACCATCCTCGCAGATGCTTGGCTCCCCGGAGGAGAACTTCGTCTGTAAGGCTGTGGCTCTTGAGGGAAATGGTGCAAGACCATCGCATCAGGGCAGCGGTTATTCGGAAGACGATGTAAGCTTTACTTTGAATGCCACCGAACAGCACGGCGTGGCTTACGGTATTGACAGAGCAACGTATAACATGGGGCAGAATGCAAAGTTCGGGATAGCTGTTGAAAAGGAAGTCGAGCCTACGATGGTGGCAAAAGGACCCGGTGCTGTCGCTCATCCTATACTGACAACGAGCAAGGCATCCTATCACACGGAGGTATCGGAAGACCTCGCCAACACCCTGGTGGCAACTGATTACAAAGATCCTCCCACCATAACGGAAGACCCATATTATATCGTGCGCCGCCTTACCCCTACCGAGTGTGCAAGGCTGCAGGGATTTCCGGACTGGTGGTGCCTGGGGCTTGAAACGGAAGAACCGACCGATGAGGATCTGTCATTCTGGAGAGAAGTCTTTGATACCTTTGCAAGGGTGACTGGGTGCAAGAAAAAATCCGATGCGCAGATCGTCAAATGGCTTAAAAGTCCCCATTCCGATTCAGCCGAATACAAGCTGTGGGGCAATGGTGTGGCTCTTCCATGCGTTCATTTCGTGCTTGCCGGGATCGTGTACTATGCACACTTTAAGGGCTGAGATACGGCACATATTCTACACTGCAAATGTGCCGTAAATGCTTGCTATTTCAGGCTTTTAGAGTGATATATGTAGTACCGAAAAAACAAAGGAGGTACATGCAAATGAGAGAACTGCATTACAATGTCACCGGTAAGGAACGCAAGGCACTGGTCGAGGTCATATCCTCGGTGCTCGGAATGAAACAGGTCTACAAAGGAGTTCCGACCTGCGCTTACGTCATCGACAACATTACGGTTGAGAAGGATGGAACAATCAGATGGGACGAGCGCACCGGCGAGGACACCATCGAGGCGGTCATCATCGCACTGGCAAAGGAAGGATTCGCTCTTCCGACAAGCGATGCGGACGAAGATCAGACCGGGCTTACAGTTGAGATACCGCTTGACAAGGTCAAGGTCGGAAATCTCACAAATCTTCTCGAGGCAAAGGGCGGCCTTATCAAAAAGGCGCTCGGCATCACGGACATCGGCATTGAGGTGAAGGAGGACAGGGTCGCATTTCCATGGTTTACGGAACTGCCCAAGCCGGAAGAGATCAGAGCATACTCACACTTTATTGCTGCGCTCTGCGAGATGAGCCTTAATGCGAAGAGGGTGAATGCCAAGGAAAAGGAAGTTGACAACGAGAAGTACGCATTCCGCTGCTTTCTTCTCCGGCTCGGATTCATCGGAGCAGAGTTCAAAGAGGAACGGAAGATACTCCTTCAGAACCTTACCGGATCCTCGGCATTCAAGAGTGGTGAAAGAAAGTATGCGCCAGGCCTTGACCCGATACCTACTCCGGAGAACACAGTGCCCTTTGATGTAGAAGAGGCAAAAAGACGGCTTGCCGATCCTGCGGTCCAGAAAGAGATCTGCAATATAATAAACGGAGAGGATGGTGAGAACGCATGATGGCTTACATTTCCAAAGAGGCGCTTGAGCGCCTGCGTAAGACCTACACTCCCGGCACAAGGATTGAACTTGTAAAGATGGATGATTTTCAAGCTCCACCCATCGGAACGCACGGAACTGTACGAGGGGTCGATGATATCGGCTCGATAATGGTCGCATGGGACAACGGCTCAGGCCTGTCGGTCGCATACGGTGAGGATATCGTAAAGAAACTGGACTGCGTAAAGACCATCTGCTATGGAGAGGAAAAGGTATGGGACAGCCGAGAAGAGGCTGAGGAATATTTCCTTGAGGCAATGGCAGGCACGGAAGGTGCAGAGCATGAACGCTACAGCAACATCTACATAAAGCTGAAATGCGGAATGGAGGTGTGCAGTGATGACTGATAAGGTAAGAAAGCAGATCCTCGCAGTCCGTGATACCGGTCTTACAAATATGTTTGACTTAAACTCAGTGCAGCGCATTGCCTATGAGATGGATTTCTATGAACTGGTCACATTTATCGAAGAGGAAAAAGCCGCCTATGTCCGGTTCATCCTCACCGGGGAAACGGAGAAATGAGCCATGTGGAAAGAAGGAGTTATCGGGATACACGGAGTTCCTTACCTTTACTGGATCAAGGTATACAAAACTAGGTCGCAGTACGGCATTGATGGCGGAAGGATCAGCAAGCTGATGATAAAGCGCCATGGTGAGACGGTATGCAACTATGACAGAGGCTGGGACATTCACCCGGTTGATGATGAAACAAAGATCGCTTACGAGATATTGATCCAGAGCGAAAACTGATCAAAGGTAATCAAATACCCACGGGATGGAGCCATTAAGGCTCTGTTCCTCGTTATGAAGGTCGCAGTGATGCGGCTTATTTTTATGCTTTTTGAAGGGAGGCAGTCATGCGAAAACTGAAGAAATATAAACCGACAAGGTTTATGGCAAAGTCCTCCCACTATGACAAGGATGCGGCCGACTTTGCTGTCATGTTCATCGAAGAGTTGTGCCATACGAAAGGAACATGGGCGGGAAAGAAGTTTGAACTTATCGACTGGCAGGAACAGATCATAAGGGATCTCTTCGGTGTGGTCAAGGAAAACGGATACCGACAGTTCAATACCGCATATATCGAAATACCGAAGAAACAGGGAAAATCAGAACTGGCCGCTGCGGTAGCATTACTTCTAACCTGCGGAGATGGCGAGGAGAGAGCCGAGGTCTACGGTTGCGCCGCAGATAGGAACCAGGCAAAAATAGTATTCGATGTAGCTGTTGATATGGTCAGGTTTTGTCCATCGCTTGCCAAGAGGGTGAAGATCCTCCAGTCACAGAAGAAACTGGTCTACCTTCCTACGAACTCCTCTTATCAAGTGCTCTCGGCAGACGTGGCAAACAAGCATGGGTTCAATACCCACGGAGTTATCTTTGATGAGCTGCACACGCAGCCGAACCGGAAACTCTTTGATGTTATGCTGCAAGGCTCCGGCGATGCCCGTATGCAGCCGTTATATTTCCTCATAACTACCGCCGGGAACGATACAAACAGTATCTGTTATGAAGTGCATCAGAAGGCACTTGATATCGAGGCAGGACGCAAAGTCGACCCTACCTTCTATTCCGTGATCTATGGTGCTGATGAGAACGAGGACTGGACGGATCCTAAAGTATGGAAGAAGGCAAATCCCTCTCTCGGCATTACAGTTGGTATCGATAAGGTCAAAGCCGCCTGCGAGTCTGCCAAACAGAACCCCGGCGAAGAAAATGCCTTCCGGCAGCTGAGGCTCAATCAGTGGGTCAAGCAGTCGGTCAGATGGATGCCGATGGAAAAGTGGGATGCCTGCGCCTTTGCCGTTGATGAGGAGGAGCTTGAAGGCAGAGTGTGCTATGGAGGGCTTGATCTTTCCTCCACAACGGATATCACGGCTTTCGTGCTCGTGTTTCCACCGCTTGATGAGGAGGATAAATACATTATACTTCCTTACTTCTGGATACCGGAGGAAAACATGGCACAGAGAGTAAACCGTGACCATGTTCCCTATGACATCTGGGAGCGACAGGGAGTCCTTATGACCACGGAAGGCAACGTGGTGCATTACGGCTTTATAGAACACTTCATCGAGAGGCTTGGTGAGAGGTTTAATATCCGGGAGATCGCATTCGACCGATGGGGTGCGGTTCAAATGGTACAGAACCTTGAGGGCATGGGCTTTACAGTCATTCCATTCGGACAGGGCTTTAAGGATATGTCGCCGCCTACCAAGGAATTGATGAAATTGACACTTGAAAAGAAGATCGCCCATGGAGGGCATCCGGTTCTTCGGTGGATGATGGATAACATATACATCCGTACCGATCCTGCTGGAAATATCAAGGCGGATAAGGAAAAGAGTACGGAGAAGATAGATGGTGCTGTAGCTACGATCATGGCACTTGACCGTGCAATAAGGTGCGGTAATGACAACGGCCAGAGCGTTTATGATACGCGAGGCCTTTTATTTTTGTAAACGGAGGTGATGATACATGGGCATATTTAGCGGACTATTCAAGTCAAGAGATAAGCCTGAAAACAGAACACCCGGCAGTAGCTATGCCTTTTATATGGGCGGAAGTTCCGCCGGTAAGATCGTAAATGAACGCTCTGCCATGCAGATGACAGCCGTGTATGCCTGTGTGCGTATCCTGTCGGAGGCGATCGCGGGATTGCCGCTTCATATGTACCGCTATAAAGAGGATGGAGGTAAGGAAAAGGCACTTGACCATCCGCTATATCTTCTGCTCCATGACGAGCCTAACCCGGAGATGAGTTCATTCGTGTTTCGTGAAACACTGATGACTCATCTTTTGCTTTACGGAAATGCCTATGCGCAGATCATTCGTAACGGTAAAGGCGAGATCATCGGGCTGTATCCTTTGATGGCAAACAAGATGAGCGTCAACCGTGATACGAAAGGACAGCTGTATTACCAGTACACGCGCTCCCAGGACGAGGCGCATACCTCAAAAGGAGAAACGGTGGTACTGCTGCCATCGGATGTACTGCACATACCCGGGCTTGGATTTGACGGGCTGGTGGGTTACTCACCGATCGCAATGGCGAAAAATGCCATAGGGCTTGCAATAGCGACAGAGGAATACGGCAGTAAGTTCTTTGCTAACGGCGCTGCGCCAAGTGGTGTGCTGGAGCATCCGGGAACCATAAAAGATCCTTCAAAGGTCAGGGACGCATGGATGAGCCAGTTCGGTGGAAGTTCCAATTCCGGCAAGGTTGCAGTGCTGGAGGAGGGCATGAAATACTCGCCTATTTCCATTTCACCGGAGCAGGCGCAGTTTTTGGAAACAAGAAAGTTTCAGATCGATGAGATAGCGAGGATCTTTAGGGTGCCGCCACACATGGTCGGCGACCTTGAGAAATCCAGTTTTTCAAATATAGAACAGCAGTCGCTTGAATTTGTAAAATACACGCTTGATCCGTGGGTGGTCAGATGGGAGCAGTCGATACAGAGAGCGCTCCTTACACCCACCGAGAAAAAGAGCTACTTCGTGAAATTCAATGTGGAAGGACTGCTCCGTGGTGATTACCAAAGCCGCATGAATGGTTATGCCACGGCAAGACAGAACGGATGGATGAGCGCTAATGACATCCGTGAACTGGAAAACCTCGACCGCATTTCTGCGGAGGAGGGCGGCGACCTCTATCTCATCAACGGCAACATGCTCCCGCTGTCACAGGCGGGCGCTTTTGCAAATACAGACAAAAACGGAAAGGAGGACGAATCTGATGAAGAACAGGAAGTTCTGGAATTGGAAAAATCAGTCGGACGAGGAACCGGCCGCAGAAAGGGTACTTGAACTGAACGGCACGATTGCTGAGGAAAGCTGGTTTGATGACGATATCACACCGGCAATGTTCAAGGAGGAACTTTTCGCAGGTAACGGCCCCATTACCATCTGGATCAATTCACCCGGCGGAGATTGTGTGGCGGCTAGCCAGATTTATTCGATGCTGATGGATTACAAAGGTGATGTGACCGTAAAGATCGACGGTATCGCTGCGTCTGCGGCATCGGTGGTCGCCATGGCTGGTACAAAGGTGCTGATGGCTCCTACCGCTCTGATGATGATCCATAACCCGGCAACGATGGCATTCGGCGACCATGTGGATATGGAGAAAGCAATAGATATGCTCTCGGAGGTAAAGGAAAGCATCATCAATGCCTACGAGATAAAAACAAGCCTGCCGCGCAAGCAGCTTGCACGAATGATGGACGATACCACCTGGATGAATGCGAAAAAAGCCATGGAACTCGGATTTGCGGATGACATCCTAACGGATGAAAAGCGTGAGTATGTGCCGGAATCCGAGGGCTATGAGTTTTCGGCATCTGCGGTGGAAAGATGTCTTATTAACAAGATCTCCGGAAAAACAATGAAAAAGCCGGAAAAGAAACCCGAAGGACGCCCGGTCGATGAACTGAAAGCGTCACTTTACAAAAAACTGCTTTAAGCAAGGAGGAAATTTATCATGACTATTACAGAAATGAGAAACAAAAGAGCAAAGCTGTGGAATACGATGGAGGGATTCCTCGATACCCACAGAAATGACATGGGTGTGCTCTCCGCAGAAGATGATGCCACCTATTCCAAGATGGAGCATGATCTTGACAGCCTTACCAATGAGATCAAGCGCATGGAGCGCAGGGATGCGATCGAGGCGGAACTGAATAAGCCTGTTAATCAGCCCATCACCGAGGCGCCGGAAAAGGCTGCATCTATTCAGGCGGATAAAACCGGCAGAGCATCCAATGCATATAAGGATGACTTTGACCGTCATCTTCGCGGTAAGGTGCTCGTTCATAATGTTCTATCTGAAGGTGTTGATGCAGACGGCGGTTACCTTGTACCGGAGGAGTTCGAGCGCAACATTGTAATGGCACTTGAGGAGGAAAACGTGATCCGTTCACTTGCCAAGGTCATCACTACCCAGCATGAGCGTAAGATCCCCATTGCCACCGGTCATTCCGTAGCACAGTGGACTGCTGAAAATGCCGCCTATACCGAGAGCAATCCCACCTTCGGTCAGAAACAGATCGATGCCTTCAAGCTTACCGACCTTTGCCGTGTGAGCGTGGAACTTCTGCAGGATTCCGCTTTTGATATCGAGGATTACCTCATGAAGGAGTTTGCGAGGGCATTCGGTATCGCAGAGGAGGAGGCTTTCTGTGTAGGCAACGGCACCAATCGTCCTACCGGTATCTTTACGGCAAATGGCGGTACTGTCGGTGTTACTGCAGCAAGCGCTACTGCGATCACGGCTGATGAACTTATCAACCTTGTGTATGCTCTTAAGAGCCCTTACCGCAGAAATGCGAAGTTCCTTATGAATGACGCAACGGTATCCATGATCCGTAAGCTGAAGGATAAGAACGATGCATACCTCTGGCAGCCTTCTCTCCAGGCAGGTGAGCCGGACAGACTTCTCGGTTATGAACTCTATACCTCGCCTTACGTTCCTGTTGCTGCAGCCGGAGCGCTTACCGTTGCATTCGGTGATTTCAAGAACTACTGGATTGGTGATCGTGCAGGCAGAACCGTTCAGCGTCTGAATGAGCTCTATGCTACCAACGGCCAGATCGGCTATGTCGCTACGGAGCGTGTGGACGGCAAGGTGATCCTGCCGGAGGGCATTCAGCTGCTTAAGATGAAGGCAACAAGCGGATCCTGATAAGGAAAGGAGGCGGCAGTGATGGATACTCTGCTTGATAAGGTAAAGGCAAATCTCATACTGGAGCATTCAGAGGATGACGCGCTTTTGTCGCGGTATATTACTGCCGCTGTTTCCTATGCGGAAAGCTACCAGCATATCGAGGAAGGCTACTATTCAGAACACGCGATGCCGGCGACTACCGAACAGGCGGTCATCATGCTGGCATCGCATTTTTATGAATCTAGGGACGGGTCTACCGGCGGTTTCTTTTCCGATAAAACGGATGCCGCAAGGCAGGTGTGGAATACGGTAAACCTTCTTTTACGGCTCGACCGGGAATGGAAGGTGTGACATGAGTTTTGGGAAGATGAATACATTCATACAGATAACCTCAAAAACTGTCACAACCGATGAAGATGGCTTCAAGCATGAAACAGACGAAATTCTTGCATCGGTGCGTGCATACCGGGAAGGACGGCATGGCAGTGAGAAGTGGTCAAACATGGCTGCATTCACCTCTGCCACAGATCTGTTTCATTTTCGAATTATACCGGGACTGACCGTGACCACGGCAATGCAGATCATCTGTGATGGTCATGCCTTTGAGATCACCTCGGTCGAAGACGTAAAGGGCCGCGGAATGTACCTGGAGGTGCTTGTGCAGGAGGTGAAGGAGAGTGGCTAAAGCAACGTTTAAAATTCCGGAGGATTTTCTGCTGAAAGTATCACGGCTTGCTGACAAAACAGATGAGATTTTACCAAAAGTGCTGGAGGCAGGGGCGGAAGTGGTCGAGGCTAAGGTACGCTCAAACCTGGCATCGGCTATTGGCAAGAACACAAAGGAACCGTCACGCTCAACGGGTGAGCTGCTATCTGCTCTTGGTACTTCACCTGCAAAGCAGAACCGGGACGGAGATTTTGACGTGAAGATAGGTTTTTCCGAACCAAGGCGGGATGGTGACAGTAATGCAAAAATCGCTACGATCCTGGAATACGGCAAAAGCGGACAGCCTGCAAGACCATTCTTAAAGCCTGCCAAAACAGCATCAAAGAGTGCCTGCATCCAGGCGATGGAACAAAAACTGACGGAGGAGATCGAAAAGATATGAGTTTGTTATCTGAAGTTAAAGCCATTCTTGAAGGGCTTGATATTCCGGTGGAAACAGGTGTCTTTTCAAAAACCCCGCCGGACAGATATGCGGTACTTACTCCGCTATCCGATACCTTTAACCTTTTCTCGGACAATGAGCCGGAAACGGATATCGAGGAGATACGCATATCCTTTTTTGACATAGGTAATTATCTTGTGACCAAGCGCCGCATTACCAAAGCGCTTATATCTTGGGAGATCACGATAACCGACCGGAGATATGTAGGGCATGAGAATGACACCGGTTATCACCACTATGCCATTGACGTGGCGAAAAATTATTCTATACAGGAGGATGAATAACTATGGCAACTATCGGACTTGACAGTCTTTATTATTCCAAGATCACCGAGAATACAACCGGTGAAGAAACATACGGAGCGCCTACAAAACTTGCGAAAGCCATCGAGGCAGAAGTTTCCGTGGAACTGAACGAGGCGATCCTTTATGCCGATGACGGTACGGATACCGTTATAAAGGAGTTTAAAAGCGGGACCATTACACTTGGTGTAAATGATATCGGTGCAGATGCAGCGAAGGATCTGACTGGTGCTGTTGTGGATAAAAACGGAGTGCTTGTTTCCACCGGGGAGGATGAACCTACTCCCGTAGCCATCGGATTCCGTGCCAAGACCGCAAACGGCAGATACCGCTATTTCTGGCTTTATCGTGTGCTCTTCGGCATTCCCGGAACCACGCTCAAGACCAAGGGTGAAAGCATCGAGTTCCAGACACCTTCCATTGAAGGCACTATTTCCAGAAGGAACAAGCTTGATGGTCAGAACAAGCACCCTTGGAAGGCAGAGGTAACTGAGGGCGGTACCGGTGTTTCCGCAGCGACAGTTTCCGGATGGTTTTCAGCGGTTTATGAGCCGAACTATACGGCGCAGACTACGGCTAAAGCAAAGGAGGGCTAAAGGATGAATGAAAGAAGTTCCATTATAACTATTGGCGGAAAAGAGTATGAACTGCTCCTTACCACCAAGGCAACAAAGGAGATCGGAAAGAAATACGGCGGGCTTTCAGACCTTGGCGAGAAACTCATGAATGCCGAAAACTTCGAGGCAGCCATCGATGAACTCTTATGGCTTATAACGCTGCTTGCCAATAAGCCAATCCTCATCCATAACCTTAAAAACCCGGAAGATAAAAAGGAACTGCTTGAGCCGGAAACGGTTGAACTGCTTACCACTCCTTATGAGATCGCCGGATTTAAAGAGGCCATTATGGACTGCCTTATGAAAGGCACAAAGAGAGAGGTCGAAAGCGAACCTGAAAAAAACGCATAAACGGGCAGGATACATCTCCTTCTGACGGAGAGGTGTTCGCCCGTTTGATATTTTATGGAGTAACACTTCTGAACCGTACCGAGGAGGAGGTGTGGCTCATGCCGCTGGGACATCTTCTTGACCAGTGGGAGATTTACAAGCAGTTCAACGGGCTTGCAAAACCGAAACGGGAACATTTTATTGATGAGGTCATCCCGTATGGAATCTGAGGGAAAGGAGGCATGACATATGGCTGATAATTTCGGTCTGAAGATCGGTGTTGAAGGCGAGAAGGAATTTAAGAAAGCACTGTCGGACATAAACAACAGCATGAAGGTTTTAGGCAGCGAGATGAAACTCGTTGATTCCACCTTCGATAAGCAGGACAAGTCCGTGCAGGCGCTTACTGCCCGGAATGAAGTCTTAAATAAAAATATCGAGGCGCAGAAGCAGAAGATCGATACACTGCGTTCAGCCCTTGAGAATGCCTCCACTTCTTTCGGTGAAAATGACAGACGGACTCAGGCATGGCAGATTCAGCTGAACAATGCTGAGGCTGCCCTTAACGGCATGGAGCGTGAACTGAAACAGAATAATGACGCTCTTGATAAGACCGCAGATGAGTTTGATGATGCGGAAAAAGAGGCTGACCAGTTCGGCAAAGAGGTCAAAAAAGCTGGAGATGATACAACAGCCGCAGGCGAGAAGTTCAAGAAGGTTGGAGAGGTATTAAAGGGTGTCGGGAAAGCCATGGCTGCAGCAATTGCGACCATAGGAACAGCTGCTGTGGCAACAGGCAAAAAACTGTTTGATATGGCGACCGAAACTGCCAATATCGGTGATGAGATCGACAAGACTTCTCAAAAACTTGGTATGTCGGCAGAGGCTTACCAGGAATGGGACTATGTCCTCGGTCAGTCGGGTGTAGAGATAACCTCTATGACCACAGGTCTTAAGACTCTTACCAATCAGATCGATGATGCGAAAAATGGCAGTGACAAGGCGGCAGAGCGTTTTGCAAGGCTCGGTATCTCGATGGAGGACCTTTCAACCATGTCCCGCGAGGATATCTTTGCCAAGGTCATCGAGGGAATGCAGGGTATGGCGGATTCCACCGACCGGGCAGCGCTTGCAAATGATCTGTTCGGTAAAAGCGGTCAGAACCTCACTCCTTTGTTTAATTCATCAGCAGAGGCCACCGAGGAACTGAAAAACAAGGCGCATGAACTGGGCTTTGTCATGAGTGATGAGGCGGTAGCGGCATCTGCAGCATTTAATGACTCCCTTGATACCCTAAAGCGAACATTCACCGGTGTGAAGAACAACATCATGGGAGATCTTATGCCTTCATTTACGGAGATCATGACCGGGCTTTCGGAACTGATGACCGGCGGAGAGGATGCAAAGAATAAGATACAGCATGGTGCGCAGGAACTGGTAAATAACCTCGCACAGATCTTTCCACAGATAGCAGATGTTATCATAACGCTTATCGCTTCCGTTGCAGAAATAGCACCGGGCATCATTGATGCTCTTGTAAAGGGTGTGGTCAACAATCTGCCCCAGATAATCAGTGCGGCCGGAAACATCATCGTGACCTTCCTTCAGAGCCTTATATCCGCACTGCCGCAGATTGCGCAGGGTGCAGTACAGCTGGTAATGACACTTGTGAATGCTATCCTTGAAAATCTGCCAATGATACTGGAAACAGCTGTACAGGTCATCGTGACTCTTGCAACGGGAATCGCAGAGGCTTTGCCTACGCTTATCCCGACCATCGTTTCCGTTATAATGCAGATCGTTACAACGCTTATTGAAAATCTGCCTGCAATACTTGATGCTGCGCTGCAGATCATCATGGGACTGGCACAAGGTATTCTTGCTGCAATACCGGTCCTTATTGAGGCTCTGCCTGCGGTCATAGAGAGCATCATAAACTTTATTATCGAGGCTATCCCTATGATCATCGAGGCAGGTGTACAGCTGCTTACATCACTCATAACAGCACTGCCTACAATAATCGAAACGATAGTGACTGCAATTCCGCAGATAATAGACAGCATCATAAATGGTGTGCTTGAGGCTATACCGCTTATCATCGAGGCGGGATTAAATCTGCTTATATCCCTTATCGGAGCATTGCCGGATATTATCGTGACTATTGTTGGTGCAATACCGGAAATAATTACGAATGTCATAAATGCGTTGCTTGACAACATTCCGCTTATCATCGATACGGGAATACAACTTATAACCTCGCTGATTGGAGCACTCCCGGAGATAATTGTTGCCATAGTTGCAGCGATACCGAAGATCATAGAAGGCCTTATCACAGCAATACTCGATTCAATCCCTCAGATTATACAGGCAGGCATTCAGCTGCTGGTGTCTTTGATACAGAACCTTCCGCAGATCATTACAACGGTGGTCGGAGCTATACCACAGATCGTGACCGGGCTTGTGACGGCTCTTACGCAGAGCGGACCCCAGATAGTGCAGTCCGGTATTCAGCTGTTTATGTCCCTTATCAAGAACCTTCCATCAATAATTGCAGACCTTGTAAAGGCAATACCTCAGATCATCACCGGGCTAGTCAATGCACTTGCAAAGGGTGTGGGTGAGTTTGCCAATATCGGTAAACGGCTCGTGAGGGTCTGTGGAGCGGTATTTCTTCTCTTGCCTCTTGGATATGGGATAAAGTTTCAAGCTGGGCAAGCAGCATATGGGACGGGATATGCGGATTCTTCGGTATCCACTCTCCGTCAAAGAAGTTCGCACAGCTTGGTAAATATATGTCTCAGGGTCTTGGTATAGGCTTTGTGGATGAGATGAAGGAAGTCGATAAGGATATCATCGGTGCTATCCCGTCAGATTTTGATATCAATACTAGAACGCATCTTAACAATGTGGTCGATGATATGACTCCGGCAGCAAGGGCTTACAGCGCCAACGGAGGAATATACGGCAGCGGAGGACAGGTAGTCGTTCAGGTCCCTTTGTACCTTGACGGAAATGAGATAACCGAATCCACCGGAATTATCCAAAGCGGACGGAATCAGACATACAAACGAGCACTGGGGGTGACGTGACATGAGCATTATTCTTAGAAGAAAAAATGATACTTCCCGTATTGCGACCATCACCTCGGTGCTTTCTTGTTCCGTGAAAGAGAAACTCTCTACGGAAAAGACCATGTCCTTTGAAACAATGCTGGAAGGCGCTATGGAGAGGGTCAATGATACGGATGCATATATCGCAGAGTTTGAGAATGATTTCTATGACGTTACCAAGGTGAAAAAGGCACTGCAGGGCGGTCTTTACAAGATCAGCCTTGACTGTGAGCACGTATCCTACCGCCTTTCAAACAGCAGCAATGTCATAAACGAAGTTACAGCAACAGGAAATCCAAGAGAGATCATGACAGTTCTGCTTGCCGGTACGGAATTTCATGTGGGTGATGTGGAGTCAAATGAACCTGCGACCTTTTCCGTTACAAGCGAAACTACAAGAAGGGCGGCTATCCTTTCTTATGCCGCCAGCATGGGCTTTGACGTTGTGTTCTCTGATTATTTTGTTCATCTCTACCTGCACCGGGGCAGTACCGCCATAAAAGAACTGGTCGACAGGAACGTGGTATCCGTATCAAAGACAGTTGATAAAGCGGATGGAACAAGGAGTTATTCCTGCAGCGTGAGAAGTCCGTCCGGGATTTACCTCGGTGACGAGGTGCATTTTGCTTTTTCAAAGCTTGGTATCGATGAAAATGTCCGTGTGGTGGGTATGACAAGACAGCCATTTACCTCAAAGGATGTGGCGCTGGAAGTAGATAACTACGCACCGACCATAGAATCACAGTTTGCCCATATTGAAACCAGTATGGTGGCAAAGGGAAAGAATTACTACGGGGTGAAGATCTCCGCCGAAGAGGGTCTGTCCATATCCCGGCAGGACGGCTCTGCAAGAGTCAGAATGAATGCCGATGAGTTTGCCATGCAGGCGGCGGACAGCCAGGGCAATCTTCAGAACCGCATATTTTTTGACCCCATAAGCGGTGACTACAAGTTCATCGGAAACGTCAATATAAACGGCGGTGAGATAAATATCGGGAACAACTTCAGAGTTGACCAGAACGGTAATGCCTATCTTGCCGGAGATGCAACCATCTATGGCGGTAAGTATTACGCAGGACGTCCCGAGGATTCAGAGGGCTTTTCGCAGATGACCGCTGACGGCTTTGTGGTATATAACGCACAGACGGATGTAAAGCTGAGATTCGGCTATACCTCCAATGGTGAGGATTTCCCTTATGTTCAGCTTGGATCCGGTTCGGGACTTAATACCGACTACGGTCTTATCAAGAAGTTTTCTGACGGCTTGTGGATAGGCAATTCCGACCCTGCCGATGCAAGCGGAGAGTTCAAGGCAAAAAACGGCTACAATGGTATGTTCTTTAAGTTTGCTGATAATACCGCCTATGTAGTCCATAACACAGTGATGAAAAATATCTATACGGGTGCAGCCATAGCGAAGTTCGGATAAGGGGGGTGATGTCTTTGGCAATGACCCCATGGAGCTGGACAAGTTCAAACGGAACGGCAACGGCCGCTGAAACCATCCGTGCATATATGGCTTTGACCGGAAAAATGAATACCACCAATTTTTCCTACAAGGTCTGGAACGATCTTATTTCAAAGATAAATGCTGTAAACAGTGCTCTCGGACGATCCTGGAAAACAGAATATGAAACATACCAAAAGACAAGAGCGACCGGAACATACGATACACTGACAGCAGAGAAGTTCAATTCAGCAAGGTATAACACGAATTACCCGTCATGGCGATGGGCTTATGATACGGAGTTTGAGGGGTTTACGGGAAGAACTGACATGAAAGGTGTCAGCCTTTATGGGGAAACTGCTGCGGATACAGTTTTCGGTGCATATATTCTGGAACTGGTGAAGAGCCTTAACATTGTCATTGGGATAATCAACGGTACGCAGGATTCCGTTGATATGAGCGAGAATGTTCCGGTCATTCTGATGCCGGATACTGAAATTGTGAGAGCATCATCTGTTCCGTTTGATCCCCTGCGGCAGAGAATGAGGTTAAGGGTAAGACCTACCCTTACATCAGAAAATCTGCCTACGCTGACGCTGCACTACCATATTCCTACGGCTTTATACAGGGCATTTCTTGAACTTGAAAGCATCGCATCACAGCTTGAAGGACAGATACGGCAGAGCGTGAACATCCGGGGAAATCTCGGTCGGTCGCAGATACTTGCCCTGTCACAGCGGATAAGTGCAGGAGAAACGGCAACTGCAAATCTGAGGTCACTTCCGGTCGGAAGTTTTACCGGGAGCGGCAGGCAGGAACTTGATATCCGCAGCAGAGCCCATAGCTTTCCGGGCTCTTTTTTAATTACCGAAAATGATATACGCAGCAGTATTTCCGGAAAAGGAACAGCCCTTAAGACTACAAGCATCGGCTGGCATCATGTGCGAATTATTGTGGAGCCGTACAGCATGCTTGTGCAGGAAATAAGGAGGGTGCTGGAGAGCAGTGTAAAAGGTACCATTGCGCCTATCGCACGATTTGACCGCTTGCAGTCTGCTCCGCTTATGTTTTCGGAAAGCGCAGGAATGATCATCGGAAATGCCAATATGTCACTGCCGCAGACCTTTCCTCTTTCTATCCACCACGATGTTTCTTCCGTTTGGCATAGTGCAGAAGTCCATCTTGTGGAGTTTATGGAAGGCCTGTCTGCGGATATCCGGCTTTCACCTTTATCAACAAGGGCAGTTCTTGAGAAAGAACACATATCGACAATGCTTGAGGCTGTTTTGGCATCTGCACTGATCATAAGTGCTGACCCGGAAGTAATGATAACGGGTGCGATGGAAAGGCATACGGAAATACTGCTTGAGATCCCGGCATTACTTTCGGGTGGTTACAGTTCTGCGCTTGGGTGGGATATACCGATCGTGCTTGAGCATACAGCCGATGCCCATGTTCCGCACTCTTCACGTTTACAGTGGCGGGAGAAAATAAAACTGGCTATGGCGGGTAAGGCAAATGTTCCTGCATCGGCATCAGCAGAAGTGATAAGTCAGAGCAGATTAAAGGTATCCGGAACTGTTACCCGTAACAGCGGAACAGTGAGGTTTTCCGCACATGGCAGGAACGGACACAATATCATCGGAGATATATCAAAAGGTCGGTCTGCCGGAATAGCCGCAGAGGAAATACTCGCAGAACCGAATACTATGGCAAGCCTTGATAAATACGGATTGACAGCGGTAAGTGCAGAGATTTCTTTTTCACACATTTTGGCGGCTGAACTTGCAGATACTTCCGATATTTCAGCGCATAATGCGGAACTTGAGATGTCGCTAACGGAATCAAGCGACCTCGGTTATGTTATGTATGCCGATATGAAAGCAAACAATGATGCAGTACTTATTCTTTCTGCTGATATCGAAACCAAGGGCGCAGGCTGGGAATATCCTGTCATTGTGGGTACTGATGCTGCGATCTTCCAGGTGTGGCTTACGGAGCAGTGCAGAAATCATTTATACCTTGATCCGCATGAGGCAGTTCATCATCTGCATATCAGCGGCGGCTCTTCGGCAGGACTCGATTTTGTTATCCGTGTTGGAATGGAAAAAGAGGTGGATATCCACGCTGCCATTATGGCCGATGTGAACATTGTACGCAGAAGTGACTGGGAAAGCCCCGTCAAAACAGAAACAGACCTATATGTTCCGCAGGCTCTTTATGCAAGACCTGCCGGGCAGTACAAAATGGAGGTGCTTTAATGCCTGATGTACTCTTGAAAAATGAAATAGGTGAGGATATCGAGTATGACGATATCCTCACCGTTACCTTGCGGACTGTGGGAGGAGGGACAGCCATTTTTACCTACGGACACCCACGAGGCACTGATAAATGGGATCTTGTTCAGAATGCCGCTACGAGTGATGCAAGGACAAATATGTATTCCAGAACGACTCTCAACATTCCGGACGGCAGGCTTGTCTCATACACCGCACCCGACTTCGGAACATGGTTTCAGTCCCTTAATGATGCATGGCGTATAAGTACAGAGAACCTAAATCAGATGTTTGCTATCCCGCATGGGGCGGTGCTTTGCTACAACGCAAACGGCAGGGCTTTGTATTTCTGGGATAATGATGAAAAGACTCTGACGCAGATATCTTCCAATGCTGGGCAGATATATAACGTGCGTGAATATGCCGGCAGATATGTGATCGCCTGCTACCACAACTGGTGGCTGTATGACCCGGAGAACAAGTCGTTCTCTGTGATACTTACAGGCACACAAATGTCTATGTTCTGTATTGAAACAGAGGAAGAACTGCTGATGTCCGTGGCAAACAGCAACTCGACTGCTCCGAAGGGCATCTACCGCCTTGACCCCGATACCTTTGAACTGACGCAGATATATGACAGCGGCTGTTACTGGCTCGGAGTATTTAGGTCCGGTAAAGGCATCACCCAGTCGGCAAACTATGTTCATGAAACCGAGGACGGATATCTTTTCAGTGCTTACAGCAGTGGTAATCAGCCCGGTGTCCTGTATTTCGATAAGGTCACCAAGGAAGTAACAAGGATCGTGACGGTTGGATATAACTACTTCACGGAAAGCCTGCCAAGCCGATATGCCTATTCAACCTGGGCGAGGGAGATCTTCGGTCACGGCATTGTTTTCAGTTCCTCCAACAGCAGCTCCTGGGGAGTGTGGTATTTCGATTATACTGCTAAAACTGTGACGCAGATAACGCAAACAGGATATTTCTACAACTGGGTGGAAAATGATGACTGCATTGTCGGCAGTTATTCAAGCTTTGGTGCTGTTGTCTACGATAAGCATAATAAGGTCTGGTATCATCCCACGACCTTGGGACAGTGCGAGAATGCTCTGATACTGGAAGACGGCATACTGCTCGGAGGCAACACCACGGCAACAGGTGTGCGGTATTACGATATATCATCTGGAACGCTGACGGTCATAAATTCTACATATGCTTACTGGAGATATATGATAAAGGTATCCGGCGGAGCACTTTTATCCTGTACTACGAATAATACGGGTGTGTGGTATTTCAAAGAATCCGACAAGTCCTTCACCCAGCTGACAACGCAGGGCTGTGAGTGGTATATGGAAAAATGGCATGATGCCGTTCTCATGGGTTCCTTTAACGGCAATGTCTACGGCTGGCATTATTACCGGAACGGAACACTCACATATAACGCAGGGCTTGATTCCGGTTCAAGGGCGATGAGGTGTATTTCTGTTGTCAATGACGGCTGGGTGATATGCTCATATAACTACTCCGCTAAGATGGCTTTTGTTGATGGTGAAACGGGAGCAGTAACAGACCTCGGAGTTACGGCATCACAGATAGGCCCGTATATGGCGGCATGGTATGGACCCAACGGAGCGTGGAAACCATCATACGATTACAACCGGAAGTACGGCAGATACCGGGTATTGTCTTCCTATGACTCAAACGGACTTATCTTTGATGATACCTCCCACGAAGTCCTGCCGATGTATAACTGGAACAATAACGATGCAAGTCCTCTGACTTCATTTGTAAAGTACACTGCTATGAGGAGGGCATCCTTTACCGAACTTGACGAAAACAGCGTTATGATCCTCTGCGGGTCGTCAAGCACAAACGGTGCGATAATCCTTAACCATACTCAGGGCAGGGCTTATCTTTTTACAGGCTCTTCGCTCTATGCAAACAATGACTATACCTACAGGTTTACGCCTTTATTGCATTTCATAACAGTGGCGACAGGCATACTTATCTTTGTAAAGCCCTTTGATTATGAGCAGTGTCCCGTAATGCTCACAAGCGCTCCGGGAGTATGGCTGTACGATCCGACCATTAACAGGCTGCAGAGGATATATGCCTACGGCTACTACGATTCCGTTGAGGATGCCCCCGGCGGTTTCTATATCTTTCTTAGCTCCCTGCCCGATGAATGCAGGCTTTACTGGAACAATGAAACAAATACTCTCACCAAGGTGGAGTACTAAAAAAATATATTTTATGGAGGTAAAAACTATGGCTTTCACAACTTACGGCTCAAACAACATTTTGAACGGACTGATCGGAAAGGGTTCGGGTCCGCTTTCAAACTGCTACATTGCCCTGTCGACTACAACGCCTAATGCGGACGGCTCGAACTTTACCGAACCTGCAAGCGCATCGGGATATGCAAGGTCGCTTATCGGTCAGTCCGGCTCTGCGGCAACACAGGTAATGAGCGCTCCTGCCAATGGCCAGACACAGAATAACAGCATCATCTTCTTCCCGGAGGCGACCGCATCATGGGGAACGGTGACCTACTTCGGCCTGTATAACGCGGCAACGGGCGGTCAGCTTGTGCTTTACGGAGCGCTTACCAATCCTATCACTATTGCGGCAAACTATGTTCCGCTGTTCCGTGTGGGTAACTTCAGTCTGACCTTGACTTGATGAAAGGGGGATTCGCATTATGACGGATATCGAAGAACTCCGAGCGAGCGGTAAGTTCAGCCCGGATGCAAAATTTATGGAAATGTCGGCTTGCTGCGAAGTAAACGTAACGGAACTTCTGCAGCAGTTTTTATTTTCGTCAGAAAAAGAAACGGAGGGGAATGATGACCATAACGGCTGAATCCATTGCGGCTATTGCATCAATTATAACGTCGATCGTAGTGATATTCGGCGCAGTCTTTGCCATTTACCGTTGGTACTTAAAACAGGAAAAGCAGGATAAGGACATCAAGACGATCAAAGAGGAACAGACTGTTCTGACAAGAGGTGTCCTTGCCTGCCTTAAAGGTCTGAAGGAACAGGGTTGTGACGGCCCCGTGTCCGAGGCTATCACGGCAATCGAGGCTCATCTGAATGAGCAGGCGCACAAGTAAGGAAGGAGAGGAAAACCATGAACAGTGTTGTTTCAGTACCCGCCATTGCGGCGATCGTTTACACCATTATAGATATAGCGAAGACAGCCTGTGGAGGAGATGAGAAGTTCAAGCGGTTCATTCCGCTTATCTCTGCCGTTCTCGGAGCTATATGCGGAGTTGTCGCTTTTTACTATGTTCCAGGTGTTGTGGAAACGGGAAATCTTCTCGTTGCCATAATCATCGGTGCGGCATCGGGGCTTTCGGCAACGGGGACAAACCAGGCAGTAAAACAGCTTACGAAAAAGGAGGATGATTATGAAATATACAGAGAATAATAAGCCGCTCGTGTGCATGATGACACAGAGCACCTGCTACAAGGGAACAAGGAAGTTCACGCCGAAGGGGGTGCTGTGGCACTCTACCGGTGCGAACAATCCGTGGCTGAAAAGATATGTTCAACCGGATGATAATGCATCTAATCGTAATGATCTTATAAACAAACTCGGAAAAAACAGCTATAACAATGACTGGAATCATATCGAGCATCAGGCAGGGCTTAACTTCTGGATAGGAAAACTCGCTGACGGCACTGTGGCGGCAGTACAGACCATGCCCTTTGATTTTCGTCCATGGGGCTGCGGTGCGGGAAATAAAGGTTCCTGTAATAACACCCACATCCAGTTCGAGATCTGCGAGGACGGGCTTAACGATAAGGCATACTTCGATGCCTGTTACAAAGAGGCTTTGGAGATGACGGCATATCTCTGCAAGATGTATAACATCGATCCAATGGGGACAACTGTCTGTGACGGGGTCAAAGTTCCGACCATCATCGAACACACCGGCAGCTGCAGTTACGGCTTGGGTTCCAACCATGGTGATATCCAGCACTGGAGCAGGAAATATGGTATCACGATGGCTAACGTGAGAAAGGATGTGGCAGCACTGCTCGAAGGTTCCTCTTCCGATGGAAGTTCCTCGCAAGGGAGCAGTGAGGGAGGTTCAGCTACAACCATACTTTATCGTGTCCGTAAGACCTGGGCAGATGCCAGGTCGCAGAAAGGTGCATACAAGATTCTTGATAATGCGAAGAAGTGCGCAGATAAGAATCCGGGATATTCTGTCTTTGACAGCAACGGAAAAGCAGTCTATTCCTCGTCTGCATCTGAATCGATCAATCAGAAACCATTCATGGTTAAGGTCAGAATTTCCGATCTTAATATCAGAAAAGGACCAGGTACTGACTATGACCGAACCGGAAGGTTTACCGGGGCAGGTGTTTTCACCATCGTAGAGGTCAAGACCGGCAAAGGCTCTGTTGCAGGCTGGGGCAGGCTAAAAAGCGGTGCAGGTTGGATATGCCTTGATCACACATCGAGAATATGATCTTATATACCTCTTTCCCGTGGGTTTTGTCTTAGGACATGCTCACGGGAATTTTTTTTGCAATTTTTTCTTCCGCACCGTCAGTTTACATCCTCCCGGGAGGCTACTCAGTGTAAGGGATAACAAAAAAGCCCTTCGGAAAAGGAGGTAGATGAAGTGAAACACAATCTGCATATCAGTGTTTCAAAACAGCCCAAGACAAAGGGCATCGCATCCTGCCGAAACGTTGGTATCCGTGAGCGACTCCTGCGACTTCTCCTCGGGGAGAAAAGAAGAGTGGTCGTGCTCATTCCCGGTGACAGCATTGGCGAGATCGCGATAAGCGAAGAAAAGGAAGGAGGAAATGCAAATGCCGAAGAAAAGTACTGACACCGCAAAACTGCTTATGAAACTGGCTGATGATCTGACTGCACTGGCAAAAAGCCTGTCGGATGTACCGGAAGAAACGGCTGTTGAGGAGAAACCTGCAAAGGCTGAAAAGAAAAAGGCAGTCACGCTTGAGGAAGTCAGAGGTGTTCTTGCCGAAAAGAGCCGTGCAGGCTTTACAGCGGAAGTTCGTGCCATTATCGAAAAGTATGGTGCGGAACGCTTGAGCGAGATCGACCCTGCAAACTTTGAGGCTGTCCTTAAGGACGCGGAGGTGATCGGAAATGGCTGACCACGCAATACTCTCTGCGTCCGGTGCTCACAGGTGGCTCAACTGTCCGCCTTCAGCCCGCCTGGAACTGGAGTTTGAATCCACATCTTCCGAGGCGGCGAAAGAGGGTACGGCAGCACACGCACTTTGTGAGCACAAGCTGAAGAAGGCACTCCGTATGAGGAGCAAACGGCCGACATCGGATTATGACTCTGATGAAATGGAAGAATGCTCCGATGCCTATGTCGATTTCGTCATGGAACAGTATGAGGTGGCAAAGCAGTCCTGCAAGGATCCGGTCATCCTCATAGAGCAGAGGCTTGACTTCTCATGTTATGTTCCGGACGGATTCGGAACGGGCGACTGCCTGATCATCTCGGACGATAAACTCCACATCATCGACTTTAAGTATGGTATGGGAGTACTCGTTGAGGCAGAAAATAATCCGCAGATGAAACTGTATGCCCTCGGCGCTTTGAATGTTTATGATGCACTCTATGACATTAAGGAAGTTTCCATGACCATCTTTCAGCCAAGACGCGATAACGTCAGCACATGGACGATCGATGTTTCGGAACTGAAGGACTGGGCTGAAAATGAACTCCGGGTCAGAGCAAAGATGGCTTCTGACGGCGAAGGCGAGTATCTTCCCGGCGAGTGGTGTACTTTCTGCAAGGCGGCAGTCAGATGCCGTGCCAGGGCAGAAGAAAAGCTGAAACTCGCACAGATGGAGTTCAAGATGCCGCCGCTGCTTACAGATGCGGAAATCGAAGAGATCCTTATGGTCCTGCCCGACCTTACTAAATGGGCAAATGAAATATCGGCATACGCTCTTGACGCAGCGGTCAACCACGGCAAGGTATGGAACGGATTCAAGGTGGTAGAGGGACGCTCCGTCAGAAAGTATACCGATGAAGATGCTGTCGCTGATGCGGCAAAAGATGCAGGCTTTAAGGATATCTACCGTCAGTCCCTTATCCCGCTGACAGAGATGCAGAAACTTATGGGTAAGGACAGGTTTGAAAAGGTGCTCGGCGGCCTTATCACAAAAGCGCCGGGAAAACCGACTCTTGTTCCGGTAACGGACAAAAGGCCGGCAATGAACGTAACAAACGCTATAGACGAATTTAACGAGATCAAGGAGGATCAATAACATGGCTAATTTAAACAACAAGACTAAGGTTATCACAGGTAAGGACACAAGGCTTTCTTATTTTCACGGATGGGAGCCTACTTCAATCAACGGCGGCGCTGAGAAGTATTCCGTATCGGTACTTATCCCGAAGGAAGATACTGAAACTGTAAATGCGATCAATGCAGCGATCGATGCTGCCATCGAAGAAGGAGTAGCCAAGTTCGGCGGCAAGAAACCTAACAAGGCGGCTATCAAGCTTCCTCTCCGTGACGGTGACGTGGAGCGTGATGACGAAGCGTACAAGGGGCATTACTTTATCAATGCAAACTCCACAACGGCACCTCAGATCGTGGACAGTGCTGTAAAACCTATTCTTGATAGAAGTGAAGTGTATTCCGGCTGTTATGCCCGTGTGTCGCTCACGTTCTATGCTTTTAACTCTAATGGGAATAAAGGAATCGCGTGCGGTTTGGGTAACATTCAGAAGGTGCGTGACGGAGAACCACTCGGCGGCAAGTCCTCTGCAGCAGATGATTTTGCAACGCTTGATGATGACGACTTCCTCTCATAAGAAGGCGCTGCCATGACGCATACACAATCATTGATGCTTGCCGTCTGTTTTGGAGCAACTATCGGTACATTTGTCGGCAATATCACAGCAATGATCTGGCTATGGTTCGATAACCGGAAATACAAAAAGAGTATTAAGGAAAAACATACAGACAGCAAGTAAGGCTTTAAGGGCGGTGGGGGTTTTACCTTCTCCGCCCGTTTTTTTGTTGGAGGTGTTTGTTTGAAAAACATTAGCATAGACATAGAGACGTATTCATCCGTCAACCTGCAAAAGTGTGGTGTATATAAGTATGCCGAAAGCCCGGACTTTGAGATATTGCTCTTCGGATACAGCGTTGACGGTGGCGAGGTTAAGGTTATTGATCTTGCCTGTGGTGATAGCATACCGCCGGAGGTGCTGGATGCGCTGACAGATGATAGTGTTACAAAATGGGCTTTCAATGCGCAGTTCGAGCGTGTCTGCCTTTCAAGATACCTGTCTGACCTTGGCGTTAGCCTTGATTCCTTCCATGATAAACATCCGCTTCCCACGGAATGCGCAAGGTTTATTTCCCCTGCCTCGTGGCGCTGCTCGATGGTATGGTCGGCATACATGGGACTCCCGCTTTCCCTAGAAGGAAGCGGCGCGGTCCTGGGGCTTGAAAAGCAAAAGCTGACGGAAGGCAAGGAACTCATCCGTTATTTCTGTGTTCCCTGTGCGCCGACAAAGGCAAACGGCGGAAGGACAAGAAATCTGCCGAAGCATGATAGGGATAAGTGGGAAAGGTTCAAAGCCTACAATATCCGTGACGTTGAAACAGAAATTCAGATACAGCAAAAACTTATAAAATTTCCGGTGCCGGAAGAAGTGTGGGATGAATACCATATTGATCAGGAAATAAATGACCGGGGCATCAAGGTTGATCTGCCGTTTGTAAAGAAGTGTATCGAAGTGGACTCTCTTACGCATGACAGGCTGACAGCATCCATGAAGGAACTCACCGATCTTGATAATCCGAACTCCGTGGCGCAGATGAAGGACTGGCTTTCAGAAAACGGTGTGGAAACGGATACGCTTGGAAAAAAGACGGTCGCCGCACTTATCGATGAAACGGAGGGTGATGTTGCTGAGGCTCTTTCACTCAGGCAGCAGCTTGCCCGGTCATCGATAAAAAAGTATCAGGCAATGGAGAATGCCGCGTGTGCTGATGGCAGGTGCAGAGGAATGTTCCAGTTTTATGGAGCTAACCGTACCGGCAGATTTGCAGGCCGTATCGTTCAATTACAGAACCTTCCTCAGAATCATATGCCGGATCTTGATGCGGCCAGGGCGCTTATGCGTGACGGAAGTCTTGAGGCATTGGAGATGCTCTATGATGATATTCCGGACACTCTTTCACAGCTGATCCGCACTGCTTTTATTCCGAAGGAAGGATGCAAGTTCTATGTCGCTGACTTTTCTGCCATAGAGGCTCGTGTTATAGCGTGGTTTGCCGGAGAGGACTGGCGCACACAGGTATTCAAGGAGGGCGGAGACATTTACTGTGCTTCGGCATCGCAGATGTTCAAAGTTCCGGTAGAAAAACATGGTATAAATGGACATCTTCGTCAGAAAGGCAAGATTGCAGAACTGGCGCTCGGCTACGGTGGCTCTGTCGGCGCTTTGAAATCCATGGGCGCTATTGATATGGGGCTTTCAGAAGAGGAACTACAGCCGCTTGTCAATGCATGGAGAAAATCTAATCCAAACATCGTAAGGTTTTGGTGGGAGGTCGATACGGCCGTTAAGAAGGTTGTAAAGGAAAAACAGCCTCAGATCGTTAAAGGTATCAGGTTCTTTTATCAGAGCGGAATGCTTTTTATAACCCTTCCATCCAGCAGAAACCTCGCCTATGTAAAGCCGCGTATCGGCGAGAACAAATTCGGCGGCGAGTCCGTCACCTATGAAGGGGTAGGCGGCACAAAGAAATGGGAGCGAATTGAAAGCTACGGACCCAAGTTCGTGGAAAACATCGTGCAGGCCACATCTAGGGATATTCTTATGTATGCAATGAAGACTCTGCGCTGCTGCGAGATCGTTGCTCATGTACATGATGAGATCATTATTGAGGCTGACCCGCATATGAGCCTTGATGTTCTTTGTGAGCAGATGGGCAGAGTTCCGCCATGGGCAAAGGGACTTATACTTCGTGCAGACGGATATGTTTGCGATTTCTATAAAAAGGATTGACATTTTCCCTATAACCGTCATTTTTTACCTCTCGCCGGGGCTACCAGGTGGGAGGTGTTTTTTATGCAGATAACTATGATAAAGGGAGTGCCGGTAATAGAGGAACTGCCAAAACCCACAAATCAGGAATTGCAGAATGAATTCAACTACATCCTGGCGGAGCAGATGACGAAAAAGCTGCTTGATAACGGGCTTATAACCGTTGACGAATATGACAAGATCATGGCTAAAAATGCCGAAACTTTCTCTCCGTTCATAGCAAAAGTTATCACATAATCACTTGCTATTTAAGGGCTTTAGAGTGATATATAGTATACCTTTTATGAAGGGAGGCGAGACAATGGGAAGGATAATGAAGATCGAACCCACTGCTGTAAATGAGAGAAATCTGCGAGTTGCTGCTTATGCCAGGGTATCAACGGGGAATGAGGATCAGCTGTTGAGTCTTGAAACACAGAAACTGCACTATGAATCATTTATAAAAAGGCATAAGGAGTGGGAGTACGCAGGCCTTTACTATGATGAAGGGATATCCGGTACTCACATGGCAAAGCGTGACGGACTTCTCAAACTGCTCTCTGACTGTGAGCGGGGATTGATCGATTACATCCTTGTAAAATCAATCAGCCGGTTTTCACGAAACATTGTCGAGTGCATGGAAACTGTACGCAGACTTAGTGCTGCCGGCATTTATATTTTCTTTGAAAAGGAGAATATCGATACACGCAACATGGAAAGCGAACTGCTGCTTTCCATTCTTTCAAGCCTTGCGGAGAGTGAATCACGGTCTATTTCCGAAAATGTAAGCTGGAGCGTTCAGAAACGCTTTCAGAACGGAACATTCAAAATAGGCTACCCGCCATATGGGTACGATAATGCGGACGGGCAGATGGTGGTCAACGAAGAACAGGCCATTGTTGTCAGACGGATCTTTGAATCCATACTCTCCGGGCTTTCTGCCCATGAGACAGCTGCAAGGCTCAACGATGAGGGTATTCCGACAAAAAGAAATGGGAAATGGTCATCCACGGTTATCAGCGGAATTATCCGAAATGAAAAGTATATAGGCGATGTTGTTTTTCAGAAGACTTATACCGATTCGGAATTTATCCGAAGACGGAACAACGGAGAGCGAACACAGTACTATATGAAAGATCATCATGAGCCGATCATTGACCGGGATACTTATGAGAAAGCAAATGTCAAAGAACCATTAAGTCACCCCAAACAATAAGCAGAATCAAATTCGATAATAACATATCAGTATAAAAGGAGATGTTTCATAGTAGAAGCATCTCCTTTACTGCTGTATGCAGTTTCTTAATATTAGCATAAAGCCTTAATTGGGGGAAAATCAGATATTACCGCATCTGTGGGCATACTGCTTGCGGATGCGGTATATTCTTTTCCATTATAATGACTTAGTGTTTTATCAAATAAAAAGCGTCTAATATAGTAGAAATAAAAAGTTTAGGTGGCGGTATGGATGAAACAAATAAAAAGAAGTATCATAGCTGCACTTACAGGAATTATTGCGATACTGCCTCATACGGCGGTTATTGGTTATGCGGAGAATCATCAACCCTATGACCGTATGCAGGACTTGATCGACCTCGATGGAGAAACGCAAGAGCTATCAGGAGATATTTCATTGCAGTATCAGGAAATACCTGTCGATTCATTCACGGTGAGCAATCTTTCTCCTGATGTGAAAACTGATCTTGACTACGTTGACTGGTGGTATAGTGAATGGGAGGATTGCCGCTATATTTTTCTCCCCGTGACTGCTGACCGTGATAGCCTTGTTATCTCTTATTCTGCCAATGATACGGTCAAGCTGAACGGGGTACCTGTGCAGTCAGGCGAGATAACTTCTCTGCTCGGTGATGCCGATTCATTTCAGATCACAGTGGGAGATACAAACTGCGGTACGCTGAAAATCATGCAATCCAATATTGGATGTATTTACTTGTCCACTTCCCACGGCGGAACTGATGCACTTGATAATAACCGGAATATCACAGAAACAGGCACAGCATTTATGTTAAATGCAGAGGGCGGTGTAGAATACAGCGGTGCAATAGAAAAACTGACGGTACATGGAAATTCCTCATGGGATTACAGCAAAAAGAAGCCCTATAACCTGAAACTACCGCAAAAAGAAAACCTATATGGTATGGGTAAGGCTAAGAAATGGGCACTGCTTTCAAATTATCTCGATCACTCTATGCTTAGAAACAGGCTGACAGAAGAAATGTGCAAAGCGGCAGGAATGGAATGTGTGATGGATTCCGTTTTTGTTGACCTCTATGCTGACGGCTCTTATCGTGGTACTTATCAGCTTTACGAACGGGTACAGATACAGAAAAACCGTATCAATATCCGTGATCTTGAAGAAGCTACGGAAAAGCTGAACAGCAATGATCTTGAAAGCTACCCACAAAAAGTAGTTGGCGCAGCAAATGCCTATGAATACAAAGAAAACAGCTATAAATACTTTGATATTCCAAATGATCCAGATGATATAACGGGCGGCTATCTTTTGCAGTTTCAGCAATGGAACAGATACGGCTATAAGGCTACAAGCGGATTTGTAACATCACGGGGACAAGCCATAGCTGTGGACGGTCCGGAATACGCTTCAAAGACGCAGGTGGAATATATCCGTTCCTTTGTGCAGGATATGGAGGATGCGATATACTCCGATACGGGATACAATTCCAAAGGCAGACATTACAGTGAGTATCTTGATGTGGATTCCCTTGTGACTGCCTATCTTGTGCAGGAAATCAGCGAAAATATTGACGCAACCTATTCCAGCTTTTATCTCTGGAAGGATTCAGACCTCACCGGTGACGGCAAACTTCATTTCTGTCCTGCGTGGGATTTTGACCTTGCTTATAATAACTTCCCCACATTGCGCGTAAATTCTGACGGAAATATCGGCTATTCCTACAGACCGGATAATCTATTTGCCGCCTATTTCCCCATACATGGATATGAGGACGGCGGTAAAACATCTTCGTCAGGCAGCGGTCGCCCGACTGTTGGTATCAGTTGGATCGGACAGCTTTACAAGAACGAAGATTTTGTAAAGCGTATATCTGAGGTCTATTTTACACAGTTTGAGTCTTTCCTGTATTCGTTGACCGATGGCGAAAGCCCGTACCTGATGCAAATGGCAAACAGTATTATTCCTTCGGTAGAGATGAGTAATGCCCGATGGCATACCTATGGAGGAACTGCCTACTGTGTGTTCGGTTCGTCCAGCGGAGCAACATTCATGGATTCAGTCGAGATTGTCCGAAACTATGTTAAACAGCGCAGAGTTTGGCTGAGTGACCTGTGGCAGCCCTATATTATGGTTCGCGGGGATGTCAATGCCGATGGCGTATTGGATATTGCTGATGTGGTACTATTGCAAAAATGGCTTCTCGCTGTACCAAATACATATCTTCCGATCTGGCAGGCGGCTGATTTGTGTGAGGATAAGCGATTAGATGTGTTTGATTTGTGCTTGATGAAACGTGAGCTGCTGTACCGTTAAGGT